ATCCAACGACAAACACGGTTGGAAATTCGCAAGCTCCGTGCGCGGAACCGGCACCGGCGAGCGAGCCGACCGGGTCCTTTGCGACGATCCCCACAACATTAAGGAAGGCGAGAGCCAGACGATCCGCGAAGAAACGGTGCGCTGGTTCCGCGAGGCCATGGCCAACCGTCTAAATCACATGACTCAATCCGCGATTATCGTCATCATGCAGCGCGTCCATACCGACGACGTCTCGGGGTCGATAATCGACCGGGAGCTGCCCTACGACCACCTGATGATCCCCCTTCTGTACGAGGAAGGCCGTCACTGCGTTACGAGCATAGGCTGGGAAGACCCGCGCCAGATCGACGGCGAGAACTACTGGCCCGAACGCATGCCGCCCCAGGCCGTCGAAGAGGCGAAAGCAATGGGCGACTTTGCTTTCGCGGCTCAGTATCAACAGCGGCCAGCGCCTCGTGGCGGCGGTATATTCCGTGAAGAGTGGTGGAACATTTGGGACCCCAAGGACGGTAAATACCCGACTTTTGACTTTATTATCGCTTCTTGCGATCCGGCATACACGGATCGCGACGAAAACGACCCATGCGGATTCGTTATACTAGGGTTAAACTATAAAGACGACGGAACCCCGCGCGTGTTCCTGGTCGCGGCCTGGCGCAAGTGGTTGCTCCTCCACGGTCCTGAAACCCGCCGCGAACTCGGCGAGCCGCCCGAAGCATACGAAATCAGGCAGAAAGAAAGCTGGGGCGTATGCGAATGGATTGCTCACTCTTGCAAAAGGTTCAAGGTTGATAGACTATTAATCGAGGCGAAAGCGTCGGGGATTTCCATTGCCCAAGAAATGGAAAGACTCCTGTTTGAACGAGATTTCGGTATCGAACTCGTTAATCCGGGTAAATCCGACAAGTCAGTCCGCGCAAATCGTGTGCAACATATTTTCGCGGCGGGAATGGTGTACAGGCCAGATCGTAAATGGTCCGAAATGGTCCAAGACGAAATGGCGGCGTTCCCGAAATCGAGATATGACGACTTGCTAGACGCCATGACACAGGGGTTATGGTGGTTACGCAACCGGAGAATGCTTGAGACGAAGGCAGAGCTTAAAGCGGCTAACGTAGTTCCTACGGGAGTTCCGAAAGATCACGTCCCGCTTTACCCCATGTAAGGGATCGCTTTCGTGACAGACGCGGCGTTTGACTTCTCAAACTACTTCAACCCGGCCCGCCAACAGGCGGGGAACGTCCAGAAGACGGACGACGGGTCAGTTATTTTCGAGGAAGGCGACGGCTCGGTTGTAATCGAGTTCAACCCCAAAAAATCAAACTCCGAAGCCTCCGCCGAGGACCACGACGCCAACCTGGCTGACTTCGTGGACGACGGCGAGCTGGGGCGGCTCGCCAGCGATCTGATAGAGGGCGTCGAGGAAGATCGGCGCAGCTCGGCGGAATGGCTGCAAACGCGGGCGAACGGGATCGCGCTGCTCGGCCTGAAGATCGAAAACCCCCGAACCGACGCGGCGGGATCGGCTCCCCTTGAAGGTATGTCCACCGTTCGCCATCCCCTCCTCGCCGAGGCCTGCTTCCACTTTCAGGCCAATGCATCCGGCGAGTTCTTGCCCACGGAGGGCAAAGCCAAGGTTATGACCTACGGCGCCCAGACGGCGTATAAGGACATGCTCGGGGAAAAGCTTGAAAAGGCTTTGGACTGGTATCTGACTGTAAAAGCTACAGAATATGTGCCAGACACCGACCGGCTGCTCTTTATGACGGGGTATTCTGGGCAATCGTTTAAAAAGGTCTACGACTGCCCCCTCCGCCGCCGCCCCGTCAGCGAAATGGTGGACGCCGAGGACCTTGTCGTCAACAACACGACTGTTGATATGCAAACCGCCATGCGCGTAACGCATATTATCAAAATGAATCAAGTTACTTTCAAGCGTATGCAACTTGTTGACGCGTATCGTGACGTAGACGTTGCGGCTCCTGACGCGAATATTAGCGCCTACGAGGCCGCTAAAGCCAGGATGGAAGGAATAAATCTAAATGTTACCCGCCCAGAGGACCAGGACCGCACTATCTACGAGTGCTATACGTTCATAGACCTCATGGGATTTGAGCACCACCGCGACGGCAAGCCGACCGGCCTCCCCCTCCCCTACCGCGTAACGATTGATCTAACGTCTCGGGAAATCCTGGAAATTCGCCGGGATTGGGAGGAAGGCGACGAAGATTTCAACCGGAAGCAGATATTTGTCCCGTTCGGTTTCGCGCCGACGTTCGGATTTTACTGCACCGGACTCCTGCAAATCCTTGGAAATGCGACGGTCGCTGTGACTGGCGCTTGGCGTCTGCTCTTGGACGCGGGAATGTTCGCCAACTTCCCCGGCTTCCTTTACGCCAAGAACGGGGCGAAGCAGGCCAACAACACTTTCCGCATAGCGCCAGGCTCGGGGTCCCCGGTTGACGTTCCCGGAGGCGTCAAACTCGCCGACGCGATCATGCCTTTGCCCTACAAAGGTCCCGACCCGGCGCTTATGCAGCTCGTGGACAATATCGCCGCCGCTGGTCAGAAGCTCGGCGGAACGGCGGAGCTGCCCACCGCTGACGGCAAAACCGACGTGCCAGTGGGGACCATGCTCGCCGCTATCGAGCAGGCGGGAAAGATTTTGAACGCCGTCCACCGCCGTCTTCATGCAGCTCAAGCGGTGGAGTTTGGCTTACTTCTCAGGCTCTTACGCCGTCGTCCTGAGGTTTTGCTTCAATACGACCCAGACGATCCGAACTGGACGCAAGAACTCGTTATTAGAGCGCTTCAAAACTACACGATAGTTCCGCGCGCCGATCCGAATACGCCGTCCCATGTCCATAGGCTTATGAAAGCCGTAGCGCTTGGAACCATAGCCCAACAGACGCCGCCTGGCGTTTTCGACCCGGTAAAAGTTGTCCGTCGTATATTGACCATGATGCAGATAGACGACGTAGACGACCTATTCATGCAGCAACAACCCGGTCAACAGCAGCCGAATCCTGAGGAAATCAAAGCCAAGACGGTTGCAATGACGAATCAAACAAAGTTGCTTGATATTCAGACGCGCGAACGCGAAACACAGGCGCGGCTCGCGTCGCAGCGCGAAATTGAGCAAATGAGGATTGCGGAACGTCTCGCGGTTCACCCCGACGCTGGCGCGATTCTCCAGGCCGAGACCGGACAACCAGGAAACATTACATGACAAAAGTAGTTATCGAAGGCGTAGAGCACGATTTGGAACCGCCGTTTATAACAACAAACGATATTCAGGACGAAATTGATACAGAAATGTATTTCAATTTCCCGAATACGCCGGTTACTATTTGTTGCCTTAAGTTCAAAAATGGGGCTTACGCCATAGGAAAGTCTATGTGCATTAACCCAAAGAACTTTAACGACGAACTTGGCCGCCAGTTGGCGCGAGCTAACGCGTTCAACGAGGCCTTCCCCATGCTCGCTTACGGCGTGTTGGAGGGCATGCGCCCCGAGCCGATTATACCGGGCGCGCCCTACTCTGAACCCACAATCACCCCCGAAAACGTCGGCGATATCCGCTGGATTGACGGCGGCGCCGATCTGGCGGAAGCCGTTCAATTTCTGGCTGGGATCGAGGACCGAGCGGAAGGCGAAGTGACCGTCGAGTATATGGGCCTTGGCGATCTGAAAGCAGGGGTCTGACATGGGACTCGGCCGGGGAAGTTCGGAAGAACGGATAATGTATGATCACCACACGGATCGTCATCCGATCCGCGTCCGTCATGGAAAGACCCTTCGCGCTCAGCCCCGGCGATTCCTCGCCGCCCCCGCGCTCTACTCGGGGAAATGGACCGGCGCGGATATGAAAGCGATCCGACACGAGCATGGCGTCGGCCGCCCACCCAAGGAGAGAAGGAAATGAAGGAAATCAAGGCGCATGCTCATAAGGTGCATAAGGCCCGTCACGCCCACCTTGGATTGCAGAGCACCACGCAACATTCCGGTTTCGCCTCGGGCGGCGCCCAACATCCCCATAAAGGACACTCGGCGGCCGACGAACGCGCCGACACCGCCCTTGTGCATAGCCTGGTCAAGCCCGACGCGTTGAAGCGCGCCTCGGGGGGCCGCGCTCATAAGGGGAAAAGCGGGACCCATGTCAATATCATGGTAGGCCGTCCCGGTGGAGACACCGGACCTGGCGCGGCTGGCCCCATGCCCATGATCCCCCCAGGCGGCGGGGCCGGTCCTATGCCCATGCCCCCGCCTGCTATGGCCGGTCGGGGGCCAATGCCCCCAATGGGC